GAGCAGCGGCGGCAGATCGGGGACCGTGCGCGGCAGACTCGCATGACGCGCGGTTTGTCCCAGGAGAAGCTGGCGGAGCGGTGCGGCCTGGACCGAAAGACCATTAGCCGCGTCGAGACGGGCTCCACATCTCTGCTCCTGGATCGTCTCCTGCGCATCGCGCGGGCGCTGGACGTGCCCGCGGCGCTCCTGCTCACCCCGCTGGGCCCTGACGAGACGTGGCCGCCCCCTCACTGACAGGGCAGTTACCTGCGCACTACTGCGGCCAGGAGCACGAGGGGTACGACGATCCAGCTCGCGAGGATGGCCAGGGCTCCGCCGTGGTAGCGGGCTTGGCGCAGCCGTGCCCGTACCCGGCTCGCCGGCGGCTTGCCTGCGTGGTGGGCCTCCCTCCGGGCGAGAGCTGCCGTGATCCGCCGCCGCGTGTCCTCGCCGAGCTGCTGCACGAGCCCTGCGGGCGGGCCGGCGGCGATGGCGCGGCGTATCGCATCCGAGCGGACCCTCCGCGGCAATGGCGCTCGCGTGCCGCGCGCGCACGCCTGGGCGGTCACCGGTCGGCCTGCCGTTCGCGGCACTGGGGGCATTCGCACAGCGGGAACCGGTCATGCGGCTGAAGGGCCGTGGTCCCCGCCATCGTGGTTGGCTCCCGCACGGTCGTCCGCTCCCCGGTGGCCCGGTTGATGCTGTATACGCCGATGGTGATGTAGGTCGGCGTCTGCCCGTCGGCCGGGAATCCGGCCGCGGCGGCGAGGTGCGTGCGGCGGGCCCGGTCGTCGTCGGTGCGCCCGGTCACGAGGTACCGGTGTCGCCGTAGATCAGCTGGTCGAGGTGGGCGCGGAGCTCGGCGGCTTCGTCCAGGGTCATGGTCAGGCTGGCGTCGGCGACGTGCCGGCCGTTCCGGCTCAGCCACAGCGGGAGTTCGATGCGTCCGGTCTCGGTGCGGTGCGCGGGCCGGCCGGGGATGCGTTCGATCCGCCAGCAGTTGGCGGGCTTGGTGGACGCGCCGGCACGCGCTTTTCGCTGAGTGGTCGTCATGTCATCGAGGAAACTGGAAGTGTCCGGTACTCCATCAGGTCAGAAGATGCCCACTTCAGCGCCGCTGACCGGACGGTTTTACCTATCGTAGAGAGGCCGTCGCACACCGTCAGAACCAGCGCACCCCAGGGGTCGGCATGCCCAAGCAGCGCAACGCCACGTTAGAAGCCCTGCTCCACGAGTACGGCTACAGTCACCAGCAGCTCGCCGACGAGGTCAACCACGTCGCCGGGATGATGTTCGACAAGCCGACGGCGTGCACCGACCGGCACGTGCGCCGCTGGATATCCGGTGACGTCCGCTGGCCATGGACCCGGTACCTCCTCCCGCTGCAAGAGATTTTCGGCCGCGGTCCTGAAGCTCTCGGGTTCATCCCGCGCGGGAAGACCACGCGGCTCCCCGCGCCACCACAGCGCCCGGCGGCCGCCGGGCAAGCGGCACAGGCCGTGCAGCGCCGCACGTTCATCGCCGATGCCCTGGCCGCCACGCTGGGAACCGACCAAGCCCCGCAGCGCGGACGGCTCGGACAGGGCGACGTGGACAGGATCGAGAGCACCATCACCCGCATGGACGCGCACTTCAACGGGTTGGGTGGAGGCGCCATGATCGAGGTCGCCGGCGACTATCTGCAACGCCTCCACCACTCCCTCGACCACTGCACCTACGGCCCCCGGGTCGAGCAGGCTCTGTGCCGGGCGATCAGCGCCGTGGCGTCCTGCGCCGGGTGGTCCGCCCACGACTGCGGCCGGTACGAGCAGGCCGCGCGCCTGCGCGGCGACGCTCTGCAGGCCGCCCTCCTCGCCCAGGACCAGCAGGGGCAGGCCCGCGCATGGTCCGACCTCGCCGCGCAGGCGGAGAACGTAGGGCGCCCGGGGGAGGCGGCGCGTATCAACAGGGCTGCCCTGGGGGAGCGGCACGTCAAGCGGCACCCGCTGATGGCCGCTTTACTGCACGCCCGGCTCGCGGACTGCCTGAGCGCCACTGGGGACTTGGCGGGTATGGGCCGTCACCTCGCCGCCGCCGAGCGGGCCTATGACCGGGCAGACGGTGTCACCGCGGCGAGTTGGCTGGCGTTTCTCGGCCCCGCTGAGTTGTCCGGGCTCGCGGCGATCGCGCACCGGAGCGCCGGGCGGTACGCCCAGGCCGAGAGGCTCGCCGCGCAGGCAGTCGCCCTGATCGGCCCCAGATTCCCCCGAAACCGCCTCTACTACAGGGTGCTGCTCGCTGAGCTCCAGCTGGCCCAGGGGGAGGTGGAGCGGGCTGCGGCTACGGCGGCCAGTGTGCCGGTCGGCGCTGTCGCCAGCAGTCGTATCACCGGCCGTCTGGACCGGGTGACGGCTGCGCTACGGTCGGGTGAGGGCCCGTGACCGGCGTCGGCGTCGACCTGCGACGCTACAGGTCGCCGGAGGTCGGCGCGATCCGTGAGCTGCTGCTGGATGTGCACGATGAGGTGTACGCCGACAGCGGTGATCCGCTCGCCGGACGCCAGGAGTTCGCCGGGTTCCTTGACCATTGGGCCGCGCGGGACGGCTTCGTGTGCGTGGTCGCCTACGAAGCCGGACAGGTCGTCGGCTACGGCTACGGGGCGCCGCTCACCACGGGGTCGGCCTGGTGGTCCACGGTCGAGCCTCGCCCGGATCCGGGGTTCGCTGCCGAGACGGGTGCGCGGACCTTCGCCTTGTCTGAGCTGATGGTCCGTGCGCCGTGGCGTGGTACGGGTGCGGCCCGGCGGATCCATGACGAGCTGCTCATCGGCCGGGGTGAGGAGCGGGTGACGCTGCTGGTGCATAAGGCGCATCCGAAGGTGCGGGCGCTGTATGAGAGGTGGGGGTATCGGCTGGTTGGTGAGATGACGCCGTCGTTCCCGAACGCGCCGCGCTTGTGCGCGATGGTGCTGAGGCTGCGCTGAGCGGCGAGGGCTGACTGTCCGGCGGATCGTTAGCCTTGCCCACGATAATCGTCAAGCGGGGGTCTGCCATCTCCGGACGCCGAATCTGGCGTTTTCCCGGCGCGCGTTGAACAGGAGGTGTACGAGATTGGACTCGTATGGCCAGCGAGCCACACCGCTATCCCTCCACAGATGCAGCAGGGTGCAGCTCGGCATGCTGTACCCGACTTCCAACGGGACGCAGGCCGACGGAACCAACTGCGGCATATAGACCGGATTTGTCCCGCAATCCTGCACCAGTCCTAGACCGGTCGACCGCGACGCCCGGATAGGGTCAGGCCACCAGAACCGGCCGTCCGCCTCTGCTCCGTTCTGGACCATGTCCAAGCGGGCTCGAAAAGCTTCGTGCAGGCCCTCTAGCTTCGCCGCGTTGCCCTCGCGGTCTACGTCTGAACCTGGCTCGGCGCCTACGATGATCGGCACGTGAACGAACTCGCCGCTCATGAGGCCGATGTGCGTGCGCTGGTAGGCGGCCATCTGTTCCGCTGGCCAGTAGGCCGGAGCGCGCTGGGTCTGGCCGATCGCCGCCGTGTACTCCTCGTTGTAGTCGCCGCGGCGGAATGCCGCGCGCTGATCAGCTATCTGCTCCGGCAGCCCGATCTGCCGGAGCATCTTGTCGAGCAGTGCGGTCGCCATGTCCTCGTGGATGGTGCTCAACTGCCTGTCTCCCTGTCTGTCTGCTCAGAGCCCGATGTCCTCGGACGCGGCGTCGGTCCACTTGTCGGCTTCGCGGATGTAGCCCCAGAAGGCGGGGCTGTTCTCGGCGTGGCCGGACTGGGCGCGGATCTTCTCTTCGCGCCTGCCTGCGATCCTCGAGGTCGTGATGAACCCAGCTCGCATGCTGTGGCCCGTCAGGCGGACGGCGATCCCGGCGCGCTCGGCGTTGCGGGCGATGATCTCTCGGCAGGCTTCGGGTGAGAGGTTCCTCGAGCCGAGGTTGCCCCATACGTCGATGGGCAGGAATGCCGGGCCGCTCATGATGCCGCTCGAGCTTTTCCATGTGGACCAGGCGCGGACGGGGCAGGTGTCGGGGTTCTTGCCGTAGGCGACGACGATGTCTCGAGCGGGGCGGCCTTTGACGGAGGGGACGTGTACCTCGAGGCCCATGCTCGAGAGGACGATGCCTTCGGCGGTGAGGGCGGCGACTTCGGCGGAGCGGCCTGCGATGCCAAACGCCATGAGCCAGAGCGCGCGGTCACGGAGGCCCGTCAGGCTCGAGGGTGCGGCGGCACTCATCTGCCGCAGCTGCTCAGTGGTGGCGGCTGACGCTTGGCCGCGTCCTCGAGCTTGGCGTTCGGGGTCGAGCTTGAGCGGCTTGAGGGCTTGGCGTGCTGCAACGGTGGCGGCTTTGGGGACTTCGACGCCTTGGGCTCGAGCGGTGACGGTGACGCCGGTAATCCGCCGGTCGATGCTGTTGGGTGCGGCGAGCTTGATGGTGTCGAGCCAGACGACGAAGCCGACGAGCGTGCCCTTGGTGACGGCGGTCAACGGCAGGCGGTGACCGGTCCGTTCGGCGAGCCAGGCGTGGAACTCCTTCCAGAGATCCCAGTCGTTCTCGTAGCCGCGCCTTGTGTTCTTGGGGATCAGGCTGTCCAGGTGCTGCTCGGCTGCCTTCTCTATGGCGGCCAGGACGGCGAGCGTCGCAGCGTCGTAGACGGCGGGTGCGGCGTTTGTCTGGCGCGGGACGAGGTCAGGCATCGCCGCATCCCCTCGCGCGCAGCCAGTTCTCGCCGTCAAGGTCCCACTGGAGACGATCGAGGGCGTCGTCGTAACCATCCTCTACGCAGGTGTCGCACCAGGCTTCATGCTGCCCGGCGTGACCTTGAAGCAGATCGCATACGGCCACGCCATGTTGGTGCTCCAATTCGGCGGAGCAGCGAGCCGAGAGAGACCGTTCGATGGGATCTTGAGACATGCCCAATTCTACCATTTCCGACGCTTGATATGGCATGTTATCAAGGGCGGTGGCCGCCACGCTGCCCGGACCGGTCCCGGGCCTGTCATCGGCGGCGCCTAGGATTGGCGGATGCCCAAGCCGCCCCCGATCCCTGCCCTTGCCCCGACGTTTGGTGAGTTGGTGGAGTGGGTGCGCGCGTTGGACGCCGCCGATGAGGCGGTGCGCGCGTTCGTCCGCGGGCGGCGTGATGCGTGGGACCGGGATGCGCAAGACGAGCTCGACCGGCTGCGTGGCCGGTATCTGGCGGCGGAGGCGCGGCTGCGGGAGCACCTGGGCCAGGCGGCCTGATCGCCCCCCGCGTGGCGACGGGGGATGCGACGCGCGGGGGGCTCGGGTCCAAGTGTGAGGGATGGCGGGTGGGGTGGGGGTGGGTTGTGCGGGAGATGACCCCAAGGGCTTGCGCTTCCTAATTTAGGAAGCTAAGATTGTTGTCACGAGGTCAGGGGAGCAGCCCCAGACCCGGACCGGAAGGACCCGGCCATGAACCGTCAGGACATCGCCCACCAGGTCTCCACCACCCTCGCAGACCACAGCGAGGACTTCGACATCGACGCGATCGTGGACGACCTCATCGCGAACCATGACGGTGACCTGAACAGCATCGACGACTTCGACTCCCAGGGCTACTGGGCCATCGTCGAGTCCCACGACCTCACCGCCTGATCCACTCACCCATGGGCCTCGCCGGAACGAGGCCCTTGGGTGTACCGAGAGGCCTCACCGTGCCCGACTACACCGACCCGCCCGGCATGCCCGACGACGAGCGCATGACCCCGGCAGAACTCAAGGTCATCCGCGAATTCCTGGGGCTCTCAGGCGCCGCCCTCGCCGCCTACCTGAAAGTCTCCGGCCGCACCGTCCGCCACTGGGAGGAGGGCAAGTACCCCATCCCCGACGGGGCGCGCCTCGCGATCGAGGACCTGGAGGCGCAGACCGGCGAATTCGTCTCCAGCTCCATCGAGCAGCTGATGGACCTGCCCGACCCGGGGGTCGTCACCTACCGGACGGATAAGGAGTATCACGCCGCGCACCCGGATGTGCCGTATCCCGCATCGTGGCACCGCGCCGTGATCGCTCGGATCGCTCAGGAAGTGCCCGGCCTGGAAATCGCCTACGCCGAGGTCGCCGAAACCGCCGGACGATGAGAGTCCTGCCGCCCCGCACCGTCACCCCAACCGCAGGGCCTCGCCCTGCAGAAAGCGAGACCGTCATGACCAGCACCGAACGCGTCCTCCCGACCATCGAACAGGGCCTCACGTGGGCCGGGTATCACCGCGGCTGGGCCCTCGGCCACGAGGGCGTCAAGGCTGACGCCCCCGACCAGCTGCCGCGGGATGTCCGGGTGAAGGCGGACACCGAACTGATCCTGCTGCCGCATCACCGGCAGGACCCCGCCCTGAAGGCCATCTACCGAGAGGCATTCGAAGAAGGCAATACGGATGGGTTGCTCTGGATGCCCGCGGGGGGCAACCCCAACCACCACCCCATGTACGTGAAGGGGCACGCAGCTGCCCAAGCCGCGGAGAAGGCGTGGGAGAAGCGGGACATTCCCGCCCTCGCCAGCCTCGCCAGCGAACTGGCCCGCTGACCCCGCAGACGACGAAAAGCGGCCCGCCCCCGGTGAGGGGCGGGCCGCTGTGGTGCGCGGTCAGGAGACGGTCGGATGGCCCTGGTTAGGGCTTCCGAGTTGACTTCCGCACACCATGTGCGTATGTTGAGAGTGTCAGAACGAAGTCGAAAGGGGCACACCATGGCCGTCTTCTACCGCGTCCACTGGGACGACTGCCCCGAGCTCTCCGCCGACAACGCCTGGTCCGCCCTCTGGGGAGCCACCCGCAGCGCCGACGGCACCCGCACCGAATGCCGCGACTGCGACGGCGAAGGCGAACTCGCGGGCGGGACCTGCGACGCCTGCCGCGGCGAGGGCTGGGAGGACTGCGTCCCCGGCTACAGCGCTTGCGATACTCCCGAAGAGCTCATCGAGTACTTCGACCGACCCGGCATGGAGCCCTGGCACGAGCAGGTCGTCGTTTTCGAGGGCCGTCAGGTCGGCACCGGCGCCGATGGGGAGCCCACCGCTGTCCCCGAGCGCGTCATCGAAACCATGACTTGGGAAGGGTTCCTCGCCCGCCACAAGGAGACGCCGTGATCACCACCGCCCGCGAGTGCGCTGAGCGCTGGGGGATCAGCCCGGCCCGCGCCCGCCGCATCCTCGCCCCCGTCCAGCCCGTCGGCCGCGATACGGCCAGTGGGGCCATGCTGTATGACCATGCCACGGCTGAGGCCGCCCGCGCTGCCATGCCCGGCCAGGGTGCCCGTACCGATCTCGCCCCCGCCGCAGACTGACGGCGCCGCCGTATTTCACGGCTGCCGCAGGCTCCAGTTGCGGACCATCTGCCGCAGGCCCGGGGTGTCGACGCTGGTGAATTTGCCGCCTCCAGCCGAGCTGGTGTAGCCGCCGGACGGGCTGCACATGACGGGCAGGTAGCCGTAAGCCGTGCGCTCGCACTCATACGGTTCCACGATGCCGTCCCGGTCCAAATCCCGGTTGGGGTGGCCGAGGGCGAGGTGCCCGAGTTCGTGGGTGACCGCGTTGCGGCGCCGGGCCTCGTTGACCACCGCGTCCGGCGGCGGCCTGGGCGGGTGCGGCAGCGAGCAGGACAGCCGCCGCGGTGACGGTGGCGAGCGCGCGGATGCGCATGGGTGCCTCCAGGGGTGCTGCAGAAATGGCGAAGCCCCCGCCGCTCACCCTTGAAGGCGAGACGGCGGGGGCGGGGTGCGCGCCTCAGAGGAGGCACAGCGCTACGGCGACGTTGAGTGCGACGTGCACGGCGACGGCCAGCATGGAATCACCTCCCCCCCATCGGTCGGAGGAGGGGGGCGGGGCGGATGCTGCAGCTCAACATGGTTGCCAGATACCGCATCTGACATACCCATGTGTCCCGCAACACCGCCACAGCAGCGACGGCTCCAGGTGTAGCGGCTCGCGGGCCACGAGGGTGTGGGCGGTGGTGGATGCCGCCATCCAACGGCCTTCATCAACTGTGTGCCGGTCTTCATCAACTGTGGGGCCGTCGCCCGGCGCGTACCCGGTGCACCAGTGCCAGAACGAGGGGTTGGTCTCGTCGAGCGCCGGGTCTGTGTTCCGGGGCCAGCCGTAGTAGATGTCATCGGTCAGCCGCGTGAGGTCGGCCCACCAGTCGCACCAGTTCGTGGGCGGATCGTCGCGGTCGTGGCTCACGGCGCCTCCGTCGTCGGCGGTGCGGGCGGTTCGGGGGACGGTTCGGGCTGCGGGTCCACCACGCCCATCGCTTCCAGCGTGGCCAGGTCAGCCCCCGTGGGGTCGGGGCGCGGTGTGACCTGGCGCGGCGCAGGCTGAGCAGACATCACAGCCTCCTGTAGGTGGGGAGCATGGTCAGCGCGATACCGCCCAGCAGCCCCGGGGATGACGACGGGGACGGTTCGAGCGTTGGCCCGTTGGTGGGCTGGCAGGTGTAGTGGGTGGATCCGTCGCCGTCCGGGGTGCACTCGTAGGCGGCGCCGTCGGGAGTCGTGTATGTCCAGCCGGACGGTGGCGGGCCTGCGGGGCCCTGCTCGCCCTGCGGCCCCTGTTCGCCGCGGGGCCCTTCGGGGCCTTGCGGGCCGGGCACGGCCGAGTCGGCGCCGGGCTCCCCACGGTCACCATGAGGCCCCGGGATGGTCGAGTCCGCCCCTGGCTGCCCCGGGGCACCATGCGCCCCATCCCGCGGGGTGATGGTCGGCGCCGGCCTGCCCGGCGGACCAGCCGGGCCCGTCGCTCCCCGCGCGCCCGTCCGGCCGGGCGGGCCGGGGATCGGCACCGGCACCTCAGCGCGCCGCGGCAGATCGGCCACCGCACGCGCCGGATCCGGGGCCACCGGTGTCCTGCCAGCGGCCTGCACCTGCGCCCGCAACTGCCGCACGTCCGTGGCCAGCGTGCTGACGGCCGCGCCGCGTTTATCGGCCTCAGCCGCCAGGGCCGCGGCGTTCGACTCGGAGCGGACCCATGCCACGGCTGCGGCCACGGCTGCCGTCAGCATCAGCAGAGCCGTGACAGCCGCCAGGGCCTTCCAGCGGCGGGCGAACGCCCGCTCGGTGCGGGTCACAGACTCCCCCCGAGTTGGATCACGAGCAGTTTCAGGCGGGAGACCTCAGCCTCTAGCGCGTGGACCTGAGCCTCCGCCGCCGCCACCCGCGCCTCAGCCTTGGCCTGGTCCGCTTCGGCCTTGTCCCGCTCGGCCACCAGGCGGCTGGTCAGGCTGTCGTATCCGGTGAGCACGTGGCCGTGCCGCTGCGCACGGCCGGCGGCCCGGGACCCGTACACGGCCGCCGCCCCCGTCACAGGCACGCCGATCAGCGCGGCGACCGCCGTGACCATGGCAGCGTCCAACGGGGCCTCCGGTCACAGCTCAAACGCCTGCGGGTCCGCGCGAGCGGTCCAGTGTGGGCGCCGGGGACACCTGCCCGCGGGTCAGGAACACCAGCGTCGCGAGCACGAGCCCGTTGATCGCGCCCACGGTCTCCGGCGCCACACCGAAATGGAACGCCGCGAGCAGCGCCACCCCGGCGGCAACGAAACCAGTGAACGCCGACGGTGCGACAGGCCGAGTCACCGCGGCGGTTATCGCGGCGAACACGGCGGAGACGACAGCCACGATCGCCCCGGCCTGCACCGAGGACAGGCCCACGTTGAACGTGACCAGCAGCGACAGGGCAGCGGAGACCAGGCCCAGCACCATAGCGGGCTCACGGCCGAAAATGGATCTCATGACGATTCCGTTCTGTCAGGAGGGTGGTTAGTCGACGACGGTGAACCCGTGCTTGTCGCCGAGCCGTTTCAGGGATGCCTTGCCTGGGATGCCGTCGGCGGCTGACCCGTGGTAGCCGCAGCGTTTCTGCCAGGCGGTGTAGGCGCCCAGCGTCCGGGTGCCGAAGGACCCGTCGACCCACTTCTCCGCTAGCAGGCCCTCGGCGTGCAGTGCGCGTTCGACGCGCAGTACCTCCGCTTTGTAGGTGGTGCCGCCCTGTCGCAGGTTCGGGTCCCGCTTCGCTGCGGCCACGACGTGGGACAGGTCCACGCGGGGCCTGGCGCTCGGTGCGGGTTTCTCGGCCGGAGACTTCGCCCCGCCCGCCCCGGCCGGGCGCTTCGCTCCGGCCTGCACCCACGCATACAGTGGCCCGCCCGGGCACGCGGTGGCGTAGCCGTCCCGGTGCCCCCGGATCTCATCCCCTGCGCCGCCATGCAGCCGCAGTAGCTCGATGGCGTCGCGGATCCCGGCGAGCTGGGCGTCCGTCGGGTGGGTGAGCCCCTCGGAGCCGACCATGGCGCACACCGCGTAGTGCGCCATGTTGAGGGTCTGGTTGCCGTTGGCGGCCGTCTTGTGGTGCAGCCCGCGACCCTCGTAGGTGTATCCGTGCGGACAGGCCACGTAGTTGTACGCGATGTCGGAGTAGTCCTCGCGGGTGTTGGCCAGGTGAGAGCGCTGGAGGTCCCGCATCCGGTCATCGCACCGGGTGTGATGCTCCGGCGCGGCCAAGTCCGCAGGCACCGCCGTGCCCTCGTAGTGCACCTTCACGCCGCGGGTGCTGCCGATGTGCACCAGCGGATACCGGGACGGTCTGGCGCCCCACTGGGCGCGGGTCACAAGCAGCATGGGTCAGCCCTTCCTCTGCGCGGTGCCACGGGTGGGATGCCATCCGCATTCGCCCCGGCACGAGCAGCACCGGTCGGCCAGCCTTCGGGCGGCACGGTCCAGCGCGGCCGGGTGGTCCGGGCAGCACTTCACCCCGGGCATCAGTGGCCGTCCAAAGCGGCGCGAACGAAGCAGTCCTTCGCCTCCAGCAGCTTGCGGAGTCCGGCTGTCAGTTCGGGCCCGTCCGGCAGGACGTCGATCAGGCCCTGCGCGAGGTCGGCGCACGGCCTGCTCACCGCCTGAAGGTGCAGGGGCAGGTGGTCGTACTCGAAATACCGGGCGATGTGCACGGTGCTCGGATGACGGTCGGCAGTGTCCACGGGTGCCTCCATGGGCATGAAAAAGGCCCCGACCGGGGACGGCTCGGAGCGTAAGTGCGGGCGGGGCTAGAGGCTGTATTGGACGTTGTTGAGGGACAGCCAGGGTGGGGTGTCGTTGCTGGTCGTGCCGACGATGGTCACGGTACCGTCGGTGTGGAAATCGACCTTCAGGGCCACGCGGGTGGACGCGGCGTCGGAGCAGGCCACGGTGACCGTGCGTCGCGAGGCCGGCCGGAAGGTCGAGGCGAGAGCGGCGGACAGGAAGTTGCCGCTGTTCAGGGGGTTGCTGCCGCTGTAGGGGATGTTCAGGCCGCCCCTCCACTCCACGTAGTTGGTGCCGAAGCGGCTGGTGAGCCGGTACTGCACAGTGCCGTTGGAGTTGCCGTCGCCACTGTAGCTGGCCGCCAGGGTCGGCGTGGTCCACGAGGTGGAGCCGTGCGCGAGGGCCTGCCACGCTGCCCCGTCGTACACCTCCAGGCGGTCGGCGTCCTGCAGCCACGTCACCATGCCTTCCACGGGGGCGGATGCCCCGGTCAGGGCGGCGGCGCGGGCTGATGCGGAGGCGAACCGCAGGGTGGTGCGCTGGACGATGCCGTTGGTCTGAGTGTCGAAACCGGTCTCGGCGTCGGGCGCATCGGACAGCGCCGGGTAGGCGATGCCCTGGCTGTAGATGTCGGTCTTGGACAACGGATGCTCCTCACGCGATCCGTTCGAGCCGGACCCATGAATCGGTGTAGACGACGGTCGCCGAGGCGTTGCTGGTGCCCTGCGACCATTGGAGGGCGTAGGTGCCGGCCGTGCCGGCGACGCGCAGCGTGCCCTTGATGAGGACCGTGAGTTCCGCTGACGTGTCGGTGCCGGAGAAGTTGCGGGTCTGTGAGACGTCGTTGGCCTCGGTGCGGATCGAGTAGCCGGAAGTGGTTTGCGCCGTGGTGCCCAGTCCGGCGCCGTGCCCGGTCCACTCGCCGAGCGCACCGGAGGGGATCGCCCAGTCGATGGTGAGGTCCACGTCGGTGAGGGCGGAGTATTTGACCCAGCCGTCCACCACATATTTGGCGTTCGCGGTCACGGCGAACGTCAGGTGGGGGTCGTCGCTTGGTGTGGCGTTGCTGGCCCGTGAGGTGTCGGCGGTTTTAAGCGCGACCTTCCGTGAGCCGACGGCGTCGGCGGCGCTCACCGTCCGTCCACCGGCCCACCAGTTGCCCATGCCGGATCGCGCCAGGATGATGACGTCGCCCACGGCCGGGTTCGTGTAGGACTCCAGCCTGCGGGCCCGGATGGAGCCGATATCCACGGTCCCGTCCGTGCCGACGGCGGTGACGGTGCCGGTCTGCACGTCGGCGCCACGGACCGCGGGCTCGCTGACCACCGCCCGCTTCGCCTCGGCGTTGATCGCGTCGGCGACAGCCTGCGCCGTGGCGCTGCTCACTGGTCCTCCTTGCCGGAGATCGTGGCCAGGACGAAGTCGCCGCCGGTCTCCAGGGGCACGGGAAATGCCTGGATCTGGTGGAGTTCGCGGGTGCCGTCGCCGTAGGTCACGCGCACCACATCGCCGGGCTCCAGGGCCGGGTTGGGCAGGGCGGTGATGTCCGCGGTGGCGTTGGGTTTGACGCTGTCCCGCAGGATCTTGGTGGCGGCGTTGGTGCAGGCCGCTGTGGTGTTCAGGGTCGGGCTGGAGTAGAAGCGGGGCACGCGTCCGAAGGGTCCGCTGATGTAGGTCGGCGAGCCGGGGTCGGTGTCGGCCACCGTCGCTGAGACGGGGGCGGCGTTTTCTTCGGCGTTCTCTCCGTAGGCGGTCACCGAGTTGTACATGCCGTCGCGGTTCATGCCCCGGGTGGCGGTGATCAGAGCCCCGCCCTCGCCCGCTGTGATGTCCCACACCGGATCGACGGCGAGCAGGTCCGGGAGCTCGGCGATGATGAACTGGCCGTCGGGGTCCGCGTACACCTCGGCGCCGATCGCGGTGGCGATCTCCTGTACGGCGGCCCACCGGTCGCCCTCCCGGTCCCAGGTGCGCACCCCCAGTGTGGCGTCTGTGGCCCGGTTGACGACGACCGCGCCGGGGATGGATGCCTGGATCAGGGCGGTGATCGAGGCGACCGCCCCCGTGCCGCCCCGCGTGGTGTACGGGGCGGTGAACCGGTCATCCATGATGACCGCCTCAAGGCCCTTGCCCTGGATGGTGACGGGCCCGTCGTGCACATCACCGTCAACGGAGTCGATGCGGAAAATCCCGAGCGGCACGGTCTCGACCGTGCCGTCCTGGTACTGGATGCCTCGGCGGATCAGCAGCTGCGCACCGTAGATGCTGACTTTGTCGGCGGCGGTGCGGGGGATCAGCGCCGGATCCGGCACGGTCACCGTGCAGGTACGGCGCACCGCCGACCCGCGGTCCACCGTCACCGATCCGCCGGTGTGGTCGAGCAGCTCGATCCGCCCGTCCGTGCGGACCAAGCGCACCTCGGTGACCACCTGGTGCGAGGATGCCAGGGCGGGCAGGAAGCGAGGGCTGAGGTTCGGGTACATCAGCCGGCCTTCCGGGTGCCGAGCAGCACGTCCCGCCACGTCTCGTACCGGCTAAGCACATCACCCCAGGTGGTGTTCTCCAGTTCGACGTCCTGCCAGGTGCGTCCGGCCGGGCCGGCGACGCCGCCGAGCGGCATGTCGCTCTGGGTGAAGGCCAGCGTCCAGCGCCTGCGGGGATCCTTGCCGTAGGGGTTCAGCCGCCCCTCGGTGACCTCTCCGGCGCACACGTAGGCGTCTTCGAGGCCGAGACCGCCGGCGGTCTGCAGGAGCAGCACGGTGCCGGCGTCGAGCAGTAGGTGCAGGCTGGCGCGGGCGCCGTCGGTGAGTGTGTCGGCGACCAGGTCGCCCTGCAGTCCACCTCGCACGTCGGAGAGCACGACGCTGTTGCGGCGTCCGCGTACCCGGTATTCGGCCTGATTGATCGGCCGTTTCCAGTCCGGCGCGGTGATCATTCGGATGCGCTGGTTGCGCTCCGGCCGCCCGGGGTCTTTCAGCCAGCACTCGTTGGCGTCGGCGAGGTGGATCGTGATGGTGTCGGAGGTGCGTGTGGAGTAGCTGCTCAGCCCGTCAGAGGCCCACATCTCGACGCGGTAGGAGACCTGTGTTTCCATCGGCGCCTCGTTGTCCTCGATCGCCAGGGTGTCGGCGGTGATCGGGGTCTTGTCGAGCAGTCCCGAGGCGCCGCGGACCAGTGCGCTGGAGCCGTCGGACAGGACCCGGGTGACGGTGATGACCTGCCCGGTGGTGAGCTCGCGCAGGGTCAGTGTGGCGTTGCCGTCGGCGTCGCTGGTGGTCGCCGCGGTGAGCGGCAGGACCTGCCAGAGCGCGAGAGCGTCCAGTTGCAGTGTTGAGCTGGCCGAGGTCGCCGTCAGGCTGTACTCGATCAGGCCCGTGACGGCGGCGGCGGGCGCGGTGAAATCGTCGCTGGTGAGCCACCAGTTCGGCGTCGGTACTGCGGCCGATGAACTGGACGACGCGGAGATCTCCGCATCGGATGTGTTGTACCAGCGGACGCGGCGGATCCATGTCCAGCCGCCCGCGGTGACTTTGCTGTAGGTCTCCAGTCGCCAGTTCAACAATTCGGCGACCGGGTATTTCGGTGAGCGGATCACGCTGGTGGTCGCGGTGGCCGAGGACACGGTGAGGCTGTAGGCGTCGTAATATGCCTGCCCGCCCCACGGCGTGCTGCGGGCGAGGGTGGCCACGCCGCTGTTCACCGTCCAGCCGCCCACGCCCGCCTCGAAGCTCCAGTCGGCCATGGGCAGGACGTTGCCGGTGCGCCGGTTCGCCGCGGTGGCCACGGCGACGGTGCCGATGTAGGCGCCCTCCGTGCGCATGACCTGCCCGGCAGTCCCGCTGGTGATCCCGACCGCCAGGGACGCGGTGGCCGCGTTACTGGGGGCCACAGCGCTGACGATCTGGCTGTACATGCCGGTGCCGGGCGCCGCCAGATTCGCGCGGGTCGCGCTGATTTGCGATCCGCCCGCATCGTAGAACCGCAGCTCCACCCAGCACGTGGAGCCGGAGGTGGGCGGGTTGACGAAGACGGATCCGAGGTAGTCGGTGCCGGGCGTGACAGGTGCGCGCTCCACACACAGCGCGCTCGCGTTGCCGTTCGCCGTGACCGTCAGGCCGACTGTCTCGCCGCCGGCGTAGTAGAAACTCTCCGAGTAGGAGAACACCGGGGCGAGCCGGGACAGGGTGCAGTTGGTTTCTACGCCCCACGCGGACAGGTCGATTTCCCCGCCGGATTCGGCATTGAAGGACAGCAGATTGCCGGGGAATCGCAACGGATAGCCCAGGTAGACGTTCTCGAAATAGTTGATCACGCCACTTGCGGCAGGCGTGGCGGACACCAGGACCTGCGCCCGCGCCGCACCCGCAGGCGCCGCGCCCGCCACCGAGATGCGGTGCCACGACGCGGACGCCGACGCCGTGGTCACCGACCACGTGACCGAGATTTCCTGATTGAGCCAGGTCAGCCACCGGATCCCGATGCGCTCCGGCACCGTCGCCCCGGATGCGTCCGCGAACGCCCAGTACACCTGACCTGGGACCACGCCATACGAGGAGAACGTGCGGGCCTGCATCTCACCGGACGCGCTGGAGGTGAGTTTGAGGACGCCGTCGCCCACCCGGCCACCCGAACCGAGCGCGATCGCGCAGTTGAGTTTTGCCGCCCAGCCGCTCGTGTTGGGGTCCACCCGCGACGTCGTATCCGACAGGAAATTCCCCGGGATCGCCATCGCTCACCCCCTCCGGCCTGGGCGCAGGACCTGCAGCAGTTGCCCGTTGGCCGAGCGGACCTCGGCGCGGGCGATGTCGGTGATCTCGCGGTCGCCGATGTGGACCTGCACATACAGCGGGCCCACATCGCCGCGGCCGGGGGTGGCGCCCGCCCGCGGCGCGCCCCACTGCCCGGTGAGCGTGGCCGCGGACATGCGGCCCGCGGCGGAGGTGACGGCGGGCCCCATCCGGTCCATGCCGCCGATCAGGCCGGCGCCGAAATCTCTGCCGATCAACTCGGCCTTCTTGGACGGGCTGTGACTGTCCAGGGCCCTGCGGATGGATTTGACCAGGCCCGCCCCAAGCCGGTCCATCTGATGCTGCAGGGCTTTCTCCTGCGACTGCAGGCCGGCGAGGAACCCCTTGCCTGCGTTCTTGCCGGAGTCGTACAAGACGTCCGACATGGTGCGGCCGTAGCTCTTGGCGATCTTCGCCCCGGATCGGGCGACGCGGTTCAGCCGGGCGATGTCGCCAGCGCTCGCGCCCTCCAGGATCCGCGACAGGTTCCCGCCCGGGCCCTCGTCGATGAGCTGCCGCAGCAGGTCCTTGTGCAGTCCCCGCTTCGCCAGGCCGGCCACCTGGCGGCGGAACCCGCTCGCCTTGGCTTGCTGGCGTTCCATGCCCGTGAGCAGGCCCACGACGTCATGCGCGGTGCTCGCCCGGCTGCCCAGGAACTCCTGGGCAGTACCCCGCTGCTCACCCGCATACGTCTTGGCCTGCCGGATCTGCTCGGCGATCTTGTCCCGCTGGTTGGCGAGGGACTGCAGCCTGCGGCTGGCGCGGTCGACCTGGCCCGCCAGCTGCCAGCCAGCCTTGCCGAGCTTCTTCAGGTCGGTTGCCAGCGCCTTGGACGCCGAGCGGATCTCTGACGCCGACTTGGTCAGGGACCGGCCGAAGTCCCCGAAGTCGCCGGGCAGCTCGCGGCGGGCGTTGATGACGGACTGGGGGGTCTTTTTGACGCGGCCGCCCTTGGCGTAGCCGACCATGCCGCCGTCGGCGAACCGCATGCCTACCGGGGTGCCGAAGCGGCCCCAGCGGTTGAGTGCATTGACGAAGCCCGCCGGGCCGAGCCCAGTGGCCTGGCCGCCCTTGCGTACCGTCTCCGGCACGATGACGCCCTCGCCCTGGGACGCGAGGATCAGCTCCGTGTCACGGCGGGGCGCGTACCCGGGGATGTACAGGCCGTCCTGGGCGCGGCCGACAGTCCCGCCGTAGGACATGCGTCCGGCGGAGAACCCGGAGATCGACTTGCCCTTGTACCGGTAGAACGTGGTGGTGGTGATCGTGACGTTCTTGCCCCGCAGGGCGTTGATGGTCCGCTGCAGCGCGGCGATCGCCGCGCGGGATCCACCGGTCGGCACGGTGATCCACACTTTCTTGCTGCCCGGGATCCGCTTCACGCTGTACCCGGCGGCCTGCAACGCCTTGATCGCCGCTCCGGTCGGCGCCCGGATGGCGATCGCCCTGCCGGCCGGGATGTCCCTGACCTTCTTGCGGACGTCGTCCAGCTCGGATGCGACCCGGTCCGCACCTGGCGCCCCGACTTTGGTCTGCTTCGACGCAGGCAGCTGGGCGTAGGCGGAGGTGAGCTTGCGGATGGCGTCCTCGCTGAACCCGGCCGCGCGCATGGTGCGCTTCAGCGCGCCGATGTCCTGCTCCAGAACCTTGTTACCGGCTTCCACCGAGCCCTTCTGGTCGGCCACCGCCTGAGCGTGCTCCTGCGCCCCTTTCGCGGCGTCCAGGAACGCCGATTTGACCTTGCGGCCCTTCTCGGAGGTCACGTCCAGGCTGTGCCCGTTGTCCTTGACCGCGCTGGTCAGATCGGCGAGGGACTGCCGGAAGGCGATCTCCTGCTCGGCCGCGCCGATGTTCAGGCCGTTCAACGTCTTCAACGCGTCGGTGAGCTTTTCGGCCGCGGTCCGCTGGTCTTGCAGCTCATCCGCGGTCATTCCCGCGGCATCGCCAAGTTTCTTCTGCCCGTCAGCCGTCAGCTTCTGCTGCGTGTCCGCACCCGCGAGAGCGTCCGAGTACTGCGGCAGCAGCGTGCGCAGCTTCCCGGTGGACGTACCGGACCTCTCAGCCTGAGCGGCCATACGGCCGAACGCCCGCGCGGCCACATCGGGGGATCCGGACTGCACCAGCGATGCGAGGGCCTCGTCCACGCCCTTGACCTTGTCTCGGGCTTCTTGGAGCTTCGCGTCGTCGCCGAACCCGAAATGCGAGATCTCGTACAGGCTGTCGCCGATGCGGTCCAGCGCGGCCGGGTGGGCGATCCGCCCGACAGCGTCCCCGAACGCGCCGAGGTCCCTGCCGAGCACCTTCGCGGCCTCGCCCGACGCCTTGCCCCTCAGCGCCAGGTCTACCAGCGAGTTTGTGAGCCTGGTGACGTTCGGCGGGGCCGCCCGGAACTGCTCGTCGAGCTTGTTCATGCCGTAGCCCACGGCGGCCAGGACTCCCAGGACGCCGCCGACTTTGCTCAGCGTCATCAGCGCGCCCCGTGTCGCGGCGGCGGTGATCCCCATGCTGGTCAGCTGGGCGCGCACCGCGGCGATCCGCGGCAGCATCAGCAGCATGCCGGCGGCCACGAGGCCGGCAATGCCGGCCACGCCGCCGAGCATGGTCACCGTTCTCTGCAGCGGCGCGGGCAGGTCGTTGTAGGCGTTGACCAGGACCGTGACCCAGCGGGTCATCGCCCGCAGGGAGCCGTTGGCCGCGGAGCCCCCCTCGATGAGCGCGACCTCGATGGCGCCGCGCAACCGCTCCAGGTCGCCGATGAGGTTGTCGGTCTGGATGGACGCCATGCGGCCGGCCGCGCCCTGGTCGTCGACGGACTTGACGTACCGGTCGATGCCCTTGGAGCCGAGCTCGTACAGGATCGTCGCCGAGCGCACTGCGTCCGAGCCGAAGATGGTCGCCATGGCTGCGTTGCGGGCCTCGGGCGTCAACTTTTTGAACGAGGCCTTCATGCGTCCGGCCAGTTCGGACAGTCCCACGAACTTGCCCGTCGAGTCGTAGGCGCTGAACCCGATCTTGTCCATGGCGGCCTTGGCCTCGTCGGACTGCGGGACGAGGCGCTGCAGCATGACCTTCAGCGACGTGCCGGCGTCCGAGCCGATCAGGGCATGGTCGGCAAAAGCGGCGAGGGTGCCCACCGTGTCCTCAAGGGAGAGACCTGTCTGGTGAGCGAGCAGGCCGCCCATGCGGAGCGACAATCCAAGGCCGTGCATGTCGGCCGCGGACTTGTTCGCGCCGGCGGACAGCACGTCCGCGATGTGCGTGACGTCCTTGCCCTTCAGGGTGAACGTGTTCATGGCCTGGGCGGCGATGACTGCGGAGTCGGCGAGGTCCATCTGCCCGGACGCCGCGAGGGCCAGGGATCCCTTCAGGGCGCCGCCGGTGATATCGGCGACAGATACTCCCGCGCGCGCCAACTCGGCTTCCGCGTCTGCTGCCTGCGTCGCCGTGTAGGACGTGGTTTTGCCCGCCTCCAGCGCGGCCGCGCGCAACTTGGACATCTGCGCCGCCGAGGCGCCAGACACGGCCCGCACGTTGCTGAGCGCCTGGTCGAACTTGGCCGCGGACGCCACGGCGACCGCGAACCCGGCCACCAGGGCGGTGGACGCCGCGGCGCCGATGCCCGCCAGCTGAGAGGTGTTCCGGGCCGCGGTGCGCATGTTCCGCGTGTACTGGGAGATGTCGGCGCGCAGGCGCACCGTCACGGTACGGACAGCCACAGGTCACCCCCTCCGCTCGACCAGGACATGCAGGCCGCGGGTGTCCCCGCCGTCCCGCTCGAACTGCTGCACCCTGCGGGCGGCGGTCGCGCAGGCGTGGCAGCGCGTCACCTCAGCCCGGTACCCGAACTCCGATTCTTTGGCCGCGGCCTCAGACCATGGGCGCCGGCAGTCCGGGCAAGCGTCCGCCTCGACCTCCATCAGGGCGAACACCCAGGACCGATCCTCCGGCAGCCACAGCGGCTCACCGGGTTCGACCACCCGGCCCATGAACACACTTCGCGGGACCTGGTGGTCGCGCGCCGCCTCTACTTCCCGTCGGTGAGGGAGGCGAGGATCGCGGAGGCGCGCAGCGAGAAAGGGACACTGGTCGCCTCGTTGTTCGCGTCCCACGCCGCATCGAAAAGTTCTTTGATCTGGCCCTGGTTGAGGACCGCGAACAACTGGCCGACCTGCTCAGGGGTCATCGCCGGGTCCACGCAGCACGCCGCGATCAGCGCCGGGGGGAAAGTCGAGGAGTCGAACGCCTCCTCCTTGCTGGCAGGGGGGTGCGCGGCCAGCAGATCCGACCACGGCTTGTCACCCAGCGCCCGGAACCGAAACTGGGCCTCCTGGCCGCGCATCCGCTCCCGCGCCGACTGCAGCCGCTGGGCGATCTCATGCGCGGGGTTGACGTCCGCGAGCCCGGTGGGCTCCCAGTCCTCCTGGACCCGGGCCAGCTCGGATTCGAGCTGTTCCACCTCGCCCGCCACGTCACCGGCCAGGCACACCGTGACGGTGCGCTCGCGGGGCTTGGCGCGCTTGAGGATGTCGCTGATATCGGCCATCAGGCCACCGTGGCGCGGGTGTTCGGCTCGGTGGTGAGCTTCATCGGCGACATGAACTTCATGACCTCGTTGGCGGCCGGGGCGGCCTGCTGCGGCTCGCCGCACGCCACCGGGTACACCTCGACCGTCTGCCCGGCGGCGATGGCTGTGGTGTAGGCCACGGCGCGGCGCACGATCAGGTAGCCGTGGGTGCCGTAGGTCAGCGTCGTGTACGGGGAATCCTCGTTCGGCGTCGACCCGCGCTTGAACGTCACCTCTAGGTCGAAGCCGCGCCGTCCGACCTCCTGGGTGGTGAACGTCGAGGCCAGCGAGGACGTGTCGACGGTTTCCGTGGACGCGTCCGTTTTCAGGCCGTCCGGGGTGATCCGCTGGGTGTAGTCACTGCCGGCGGTGATCTCCGCCACGGTGGGCGTGTTGACGTTCGCGACGGTCGACGCCCAGACGACCATCGTTTTGCCGTCGCTGATCAGGTCAGACATGGGCCCTCCTTGGGCATGAAAAAAGCCCCGGGCGACGGGGCGGGCAGATCAGGGTCCGGGGTCAGATGACCAGGCAGGCAGCGGTGACGTTCGTCGTGGACGAGTAGGCGACCGCGCACGTGCCGTCGGTGGCACCGGCGAACAGGTCCGGCGTGATCGGGCCGATCATCTTGTCGCCGGTCGTCGCGGGAACGGTGACCACCAGGTCCGCGACACCTTGCCCGCGGATCTTGCCGGTGGCGGTGAGGGTGACGGTCATCGACGACCCTGCGGTGTTCTTCACGTGCAGGAACGTGCGCTCACCGCAGTTCACCGTGGTCGATGCGGCGGCGGCGCTGTAGGTCGGGGTCAGGCCGGTCAGGGCGATGGCCTGCTGGGCCAGGAGGGCCATGGGAATCTCCGATCAGGTCAGGCAGTGGACTGGAGCCGGTACTGCACCGGCAGGAAATACAGCGGCGGGGTCACATCATCGTCGCGTTGCACTGGCGGGCCGCCGAGCTCCTCCGGCCGCCACGACGTCCGGCCCGCGACCGTCAGGGCCGGAAACAGGGCGGCGCGGGCCTTATCCGCCACCCACAGCGCTTGCTCCTCCGTCGGGCCGACGCAGGTGACCTGGAACATGCACACGAAGTCCGTGCGCTTGTCGGCCAGCGACTCGGGCACCGACTGGCCGGGGTCGAAGTACAGGGCCACGTATATGGAGGGCGCCGACGGTGGGGCCCCGCCCAGGCCCACCGCCAGACCCGCGCCCTCCAGCGCCGCCCGCACCGCATCCCGGTGCGGCAGGACCGTCGGGGGCGTGCTCACGGCAGCATCACCACCACGTCAGCCCCCTCGCCGTGATCAGGGCCATCTGCGCCTCGAACCGCGGCATCTCCGCCGCCAGCGCCCGCCCCCCGTCGTTGTGCGGCGGGTTCTTCGACGACCCGTACTCCAGGAGGTTGCCCAGCGCGCCCTGCCGGCGCCCCTTGTCCGGGCCGATCTCCGCCTCCGTGACCGGGCCCAGACGCCGCACATCGAAGCTGATCGAGCTCGGGTAGTACGGGGCGTGCCGTCCCGACGAGGCGCGAGCGTTGACCCGCCAGTCCCGCTTGATGTTCAACGCGCCGCGGCGCACCACCATCGCCGCGTCCCGCTCCGCCTGTGGCACCACCCTTGCCAGATGCCGCTCCAGGCGCCTCACCGCGCCCATATCGATCCTGGTACCCGTCACGACCGGTCCTCCGTGCTGATTCGCCACGCCGTCGCCGTGGCCCCGAACTGGCTACCTGTCACCCACAGCGTCAGCCCAGCCAGGCGCACATCCGGCGACGCCTGAACCTCCACCCGGTCGCCGGCCAGGACCCGGCCACCGCCCGGAATCACCGTCGCCCACGGCAGCGCCACCTGGTACTCGCGCAGGATGACCTCGCGCTCGCCCGCCTGCACCTGCTCGCCCGTCGCCTGCGCGACCGGCTTCACCCGCCCCCGGCCGGTGTACAAGGTGGTCTGCTGGCCCGGCGCTGTACTGCCTGTCGCCCGGTCGAAAACACCCTCGGCCTGCCGGTACAACCGCACCGTGTCCACCATCAGCTGCTCGTGCTCACGACGGCCAGCGGTAAGGGCGGCTTCCAGGGCGCTCACGACGGCGCTACCGAGAACGCTGCCCGCCGGTACGAGCGCAAGTCCTCTTTGTGGCCGCTGGTCAGCCGCGCGTTGCCGATGGTCTCCGACGCGAACGTGCGGCTGTAATCGTCGATGCTGACGCTGCGCAGGTTCTCCGGGTTGGACAGGTTCATCGTCGCCAGATCGAGCACGACGTCGACGATGTCGTCCGGAACCTCGGCGTAGCCGTGGCTGTAGGTGACCCGCACCTTCGGCGCCCAGACGCCCTGAGGGGGCGCCCAGGGCCAGCCCATCAGCCGCGTCGGCGCCTGCCACGGGTAACCGCGAGTCAGCTCGTTGCCCAGCCGCGAGTAGTCACGGCCCTCGATCGCCTCCAGCTCGACGCCGCCGAAGTCGGCGACCTCGACCACGGTGAGCGGATGGGCGTCGTCGACGACCAGCGGGTACTGCGGAAGCCGCAGGACCCGCTCGCCACCAGGGAGCATTACGGTATCGCCCCCGACGAACGTGATGTCCTGCCGCGTGTATCGGCGTACCCGGGCCGACGCCCGGCGTAGCGCCAACTCCATCGCCGCGTCCGATCCCGTAGCGCCTGCAGCTTGCAGATCGGCCGCCATCGCGAGCAGAGGCAGAGCCATGGCGGCCTCCCCTCACGCTTCCGGGCCGGCGTCGGCGAGCTTGGCCAATTGCTTCACCAACGTGGAGCGCGGCTTTCCCTTCGCCTGCTCCGCGGCCAGCGCCGCCGCCGCCCGCTCCGAGTCATCGCCCACCCACGCGAGAATGGCGTCCGCCTTCGCGTCGATGTCCAACTCGGCGGGCGGATCTCCTGGGACCGCAGGCTCGGGGTCGCCTTCCAGTACCTCCACCGAACCGGCGGGGCTGTTGTCGGCCAGATGCCGGGCGAGATCGCCGACGAACTCCTCACCCACCTCGAAGCCGCGGACCTCGTAGTTCCAATACGCCGCGAACGGCTTGACGATGCGCACGCGCATGCCTGATCTCCTTCCTCAGGGCCCTGCTGCCGCAGGCGCGAGACATGCGGCAACAGGGAACCAATCAGGCGTGCTCGATGACCACGCCGCGCTTGAAAAGCGCCGCGTCACCAGTGCCCGCGTCGGACGGAACACCGTAGTCGCCCACCCACGACCAGGTCGTGGCGATGACCTGCTGGTAGCGGTCGGCGGGCGGGCGCACGATCAGCGTGATGTCCACACCCGGAGCCGGCGTGATGTTCCGGATCTCCGGCACGTCCTCCGTGCCGGTGCCCTCCAGCAGGGTCCCGGTCCGCTCGAACGGGGCGGCGATGAGCGCGCCCGCGCCGAGCACGACGGGGCGGTGCACCGTGAGTGTGCCCGCCGAGCCGCCGAGGATGGTCGGGGCCTCCAGGTTGCGAACCCAGTCGATGCCCGCGAACCGGCCGATGGACAGGTCCCGGTAGATCGGGGAGTCGACGCGGCCCTGCAGGGCCTGCTTGAAGTCCGAGTCCGCGAACAGCTCGGACTCCGTGTCGGGGTCGATGTGCGCGACGTAGTAGCCGCCCAGCGTCGGAACCGCCATCTTCCGCAGGCGAGCGACCGCAGCACGGAAGTTCGCGAAGGTGACGACGTTGGTGCCGGACAGGTCGAAGGCCGAGGCGCCCGTCGCCCGCACCGACACCGGGGCGTTCGCCGCCACCACCGAGTCGCCCACCACGTCGACCCGAGTGGTGCCCAGCGTCAACGTCTTGGTGGAGGTGTCCACGCCAGTCACGGTGTTCGCGACACCGGCGATGGACACCGTCAGCGGGGTCGACGCCGACACGGCAGTCGGCACGCCGTTCACCAGCACCTTCTCGAAACCGTCGGTGCTGTTGACGATGATGCTGGTGTCGGTGCTGGCCGCGGCGGTGGCCCAGGTCCGGCCGCCCGCATAGGCCTTGTACAGCTTGTTCCGGGCGATCTGGTTCAGCGACTGGCCAGCGTTGATTCCCAGCGTCTCGGTGTCGGAGAGGAACTTGTTGGCCAGCGCCATCGCTGAGGACAGCATGTTGGTGTCCATGCTGTTACCGAACTGGTCCATGGTCACCGAGTACTGCTCGATGCTGTAGGTCGCCGCCGACGGGTCCGAACCGGTGGTCGCAGTTGTCACCGGGGTCAGCAGACCCCGGCGGGTGAACGTCTTGGTGTCGCCCAGCCCGCCCATCCACGGCTGCGGGTCGGCGATCTGCGGGAACAGGAACTCCGGAACCAGCGCGTCCTGGAAGACGCGGTCGAGGGTCCCGTTCTGCAGCATCGCTCGGATCGCGGCCGGGACGGTGCTGCGCACGTCGTGCCGGTCGAGACGGAACCACGGCCGCGCCGCGCTCCGCTGGACATTCAGCCGCGGGCGGACCGCGGTCATGGCGAGAGTCATTCGTCACTCCTGTGTGATCTTTACGGACACGAGGTCCGGGTACTGCCGGGCGTATTCCTCCAGCCCAAGCAGCGCGGTTTGGGTAATGGCAGTGATCGCCGCGCAGACGCGGCCGTCCACGGCGCGGCCCTCGTGTCCGGACACCTCAATGAGGGTGTGTCCGTCGCCCAGCTGGGCACGGATTCGGATCACTAGTAGCGCTGCCGGAAGCCGTACTTCGCCAACTCGGCCGCGACCTCTTCCTTCGGGGCCGTGCGGAAGTCGGTCGCTGGCGTCGGTGGACGTGCACCCTGACCCGGGTCGGGCTTGATGCGGGGCTTCGGCTCAGGGGTCGGGGCAGCCGGTTCGGGCCTGCCCCAGTGCGGCTTGCGGTCCAGCAGGTCGTCGAGGGCCGTCTGGATGGCGTCGGTGTCGATGTCGCCGTTGTCCAGGACGTACTGCGACGGATCGCGCATCAGACTCTCCGCCGCGTCCATCGGGTCGGCGAACTTGCCCGTGGACAGCGCCTTCACCTCGGCCTGTACTGCGCGGGCAGTCGCCTTCGCGGCCTGGTCGGCGAGACGCTCGGCCTTAGCTGTGGCCTTCTCCAGCTCCGACTTCTTCTCGTCCTCGAACTCGGCGACCTTGCGGGCCAGATCATCGGCGCGCTTCCTTGCTTCGGCGGCATCCTTGCGAGCCTGCCGAGTCTGGACGGCGTCTGACTTGGTGTCGCGGAGCTCGTTCAGCTCCTGCTTGGCCGCCTTGAGTTGTTCCTTCATCCGATCGAGGGCCTTCTTGCCCGCGTCGCCGAGCTGGTCGACACCCTCCGGGTCCGGCTCAGGGTCTGGGCCGCTGGGGGGTGGATCGGTCGCCGGATCTTGCGGGTCGGGGTCTCCCTTGGGGTCTGCGGGATTCGGGTCGTCCGGGTCTGCAGGATCGGGGTCGTCGTGTCGGTTCAGCTGGAACCAGTCCGCGCCCTGGGCAGCAGAAAGCCAGCTAATACGGGTACTGCGCATGGTGATGTATCTCCCGTTGCGGGATTGGTCTCGCACCATTGCGGTGCAAGAGGTATGTGGTCAGCGGGCCCTTGGCGGTTGCCCGGTCCCGGGGTAGACATCGCCGCTCAGAATCGCGGCACGTCGGGCGGCAGCCTGGCTCTGCTCGGCGGGACTGGTTGCCTTGAGGCGCAGTAGCTCCTCGATCAGTTCCGTCTTCTCGCGCTCGGTCCGCTGGCAGCGCCTCTGCCACTGCCGAGCGCGGGCCTTCCAGTACTCGATCGTCCCCGCCGCAATACCAGGACCGATCTCGTCCAACTGATCCCCAGTAGGTGCCATTACGGCTCCTCAGTAGACGTATTCGTAGCGCCTGAGCATGGCGATGGCCTCATCGCGGGATCCGGCGAGCCGATAGATCTCCTCCGGCAGGAGCCGTGGGGTGCGTAGCTCGAACTTAGGCAGCCCGCGGCGGGCCTCGATCCGGTCGCGGGCGAACCGAATACCGGTCCGCTGCTCGGTCCGGGCACGTTCGGCCCGGTAGAAGGACCCGCGCCGCGTGGCACCCTCAAACGTCGCCCTCGGGCTGCGACCGTAGGCATCGGCGGTATACATGCCGCGGCGGGCATTGACGACGGAGTTCATGTCCGCGCCGTCACGGATAGCTCGCGCGCCGGCCCCCGTGAACACCCGGTCCTGCTCGGCCCGCGACAGGCCCTTGAAGTAAGCCTCCGGATCGAACGCACCCGGGGCGTGGCGGTTGCGAGCAATGAGTTTCGCGGGCATATGCACGCAGTCGCAACGTTAATAATCGAGGGTGGCGCTGGAAGCCAGCATTCCACCCGTACTCCTTCCCTGCGAGGATGATGCACCTCGCGCACGCGGGCGGGTTAACGACCCGGATGTAGCCGTTGATCGTTCGGTTTCCCGCGATCGACGCCCCGGTAGCTGCCCGCCCCGCATCTGTGACCTCAGATGCGGCCATCCGCAGCAGTTGGCGCAGGCCAGTCATCATCGCGTCGACCTCATTCGCGCCGGCCGCGATAGCTGTCTTCGACGTGACGACCGGCAGATACAGCAGGCTGTCCAGCGAACGGCCGTCAGCGGCACGGCCTGCAAAAGCCTCAGGGCGGATTCGACCTGACGGGTCAGAGCGCAGCCCGCCCGCCGCGATGACGGACTCCACGTAGGCATCGGCCGCCGCCGCCGTAGCCAACTGCCCGGCCACGACCGCCTGCACGACCTGCGGGCCGACGAAGGTGCCCCACGAACGGCTCAAGTCCCGGCGGTCGATCTCCCGCCACAACTGCTGCGCCCGGTCCGCGACCCGCCGCGCATGCGTCTGCTGCGCCACGTAGAAGGCGTTCGCCAGTTCCTCGGCCGACAGATCCCGCACCGCACCGGTGGCCACCTCAGGTCACCGGCACAGGTTCGGGCTCGGCATCAGGCCGGACAGGATCCGGTGGCGGCTTGGGCCCTGCCTCCAGTGCGGACAGGTCGCCAGCCATGATGCGCTGCATCGCGTCCTGCGCAGCGGACTCGTCCTCCTCCTCCATGCGCTGGATCTGCGCCTGCGTGTAGCCCATGTCCTCGCGGGTCTGCCGCTTCGGGACGATCCCCTCCGCGTGCAGCTTCACGGCGGCGTCGGCTCGCTGCGCGACCGTCGGCGTCGCCGCGTCCCGCCACAGCGTCTCCAGGCTGCGAGCCGCCGGATCCCAAACACCGTCCCGGACCCGCAACACCAACCGCATGACCCGCTCCCACGAGCCACCCCAAGCCCGCTGCTTACGCTCCGCGCGCTTCACCAACCGCGTCTCACTGGAGCGGATCGCATCAGCAGAAGCCGGGTTCTGGGTGCTATAGCCGAGGAACTGCGGCGGCAGACCAGACAGGCTGGAGACCAACTGCGCGAGCTGGTTCAACGTCTGATGGAAGTTGTTGAGGGACGCCTCGGGGAACTGCTTGACCTCCGCACCCTCCTGCGTGGTCCGCTCCGTCGCCCACATCCGGCCGATGATCCGACTGAACGCCGACACCCGGCGGCCCTCCGAATCAACAAAATCATCCTCGCCGAAACCGAACGCCACCCGGCGCGGCGTCGCGTGGTACTCGGCGCTGACCATCATGTCCGTGGCGATCTTGCAGGCCGCATCGGACAACGGGATCACATCCTGGAGTTCCGACACGCCACCCGGGCACTTCAGGCGCGGCCGGTTCGGCAACACCTCAACGAGAACCGCACCCACCCCGTGGTCATCCCGCTCATGCTCCGGATCGACCAACCAGTGGCCGGACGCATCCTTCACCCACCACACCGTGGCAAACGGCAAGTACAACGTCGCGTGATCCGTCTTCCGGCCCTCGT